CCTGAATCTTGGCTCTTTCATGGTGCGCTTTGATGACTGAATCTTGCTGAGCACTATTGAGGAATTTGTACAGCGCTAGCAATTCCTCGGACAAGCGCTTGAAGGTATCGCGCGCCTGCTGGTCTTTGGTCTCAGGTGCTGCACCACCGCGCAACAAGCGCCCCTGCTCCTTAACCTGTTTAACCAATTGCGCGGGGTTGCTGTGATTACGTGCCCGCGCGGTGTTGGTGATCGCCTTCCGCATTGGCTCGAATGCCTTAGCCATGCTAGTACTGTCAGTCGATATAGTCTCGAACCAGTGCTGACTACCTTCAACCTCAGGCAGTTCAATGTTGATTCGGGCCGCTAACAGTCGCGCAGCGCCTTTCGGTGCTGCTTCCGCTGTACAGGCTGCCGTTGTGAGTGCTGACACAGAAGGCAGGAATACGTTGCCTTCAGCATCTGTAACAGTCATCGACTCGGTTAGATCATCCTGCGACATAGTGGCGAAAGCTGCCTGCTCAGCTAATGTGTACTCTTTTACAGCTGGGTTAACTACTGCATCGGTTACTTTGTTTTGAACGTCTGACATGGTTTTGATTCCTTTTGTTAATATGCCAAGTCGGGGCGTAGTTGTTGCTGACTTGAGACTAGTATCGCCTTTTCCGCTGGATATGCTTAAAAATATGTAAGCCGATAATTATTTGTTTCTGACAGGGTATAACAATGTTATACCTCGTCAGCTTCGGTCCCAGTGATAGTAGTTAACTTAGTGGATGGACAACCCCTCAGCAACCATGCGGGCTGCAGGGCGTTTTGATCTGACGAAGCATAACAATGTTATACATTGTCAGCTCTCTGCTGGTGATAGTAGCTAGCCTAGTGGATGGACTACTCGTATAAACGTAGTACATCGTTACGCTTTGTTTGTAATGTTATGTTTAACATTGGAACGCAAGGTGTTGTTATTACTGCATAAAGCTGCATTGATGTAATGTTATGCTATAAAAAACAATCGAGCAGTAGTAGAGCTAGGAAGCGCCTAGCTAGAAGCAAAAAGATATAACATCCTATTATTCTATACATTCTTCAACTTCTTTTATTTTATTACTTTCTATAACATTACCCTATTTTCAACACAGCAACCCACAATCCATCGACCTCTCCGACCTGTACTACATCGTACGCGGTCCCATAACATTACCCCCTATTGTTATACCACTGAGTCATCTGGGCGACCCCCCTCAGTTCGTTTTGTCATAGGCAATAAATGTAGTACAATGTCATAATAAAAGATTAAATGGAGTTAGGGCAATCTGACGAGGGATAACATTGTTATACATCACCAACCAAAGGAGAAAGCAAGATGACATTAAGAGAGCTTAAGCATATGCAAGCAGCACGGAGGCAAACAGGTAGCAAGCATAGGGACGTAACTAGCAGCTTCAAGGAATCGCAGCTATCGCCTAGTGACATGGTACGCAAGCGTGAGTTACGACGCGCTACCAACCAACTCATTGCTATTTTTGTGGGTGCGTTGTTTGTTGCAACTGTGGCAGTCATTACAACAATTTTAGTCATAGGCTAGGAGGCATGACAATACTAAGGAAGTCTAACGATACCCCGGTATTACTGGGGCAGGTTGTTTTTGATCGCAAGGGAAAGGGGTGTTGCGTAAAGCAAAAAATACCCAATGGCCTGATGTGCGTGGATAAAGACAACCGCATTATACGTGGCTCACTGTATGAGTTTGGGTGCTACGTAGAAGGGCAAAGCCCACACAACACACCGACCCCATCACGGCTACAGTCGTTTTGGGAAGACTAACACCAACCTAAGCACCGCTAACGCATAACAATGTTATGCACTGGAGAACGATATGAAAATAATTATTGAACTGGAGTTTGAAGAAACGCCAAGTCAGGCAGACGTGGAGAATTATTTAAACGATTTAATGGATAACAATTGTTTGGCTTGGGCACTCGTGCAGACCGACCAAGCACCCGTCACCCTCATCGACCTTACACAACCCACCGTAAGCATCACTAACGCATAACAATGTTATGCACTGGAGAACGTAAAAATGGCTACACAAGACAATATTGCACCACCCGTAACGACCACGCTCAGTGGAGCAGCTGGATTAATCCAAGCTACTGACGATGTACGCTACATAATCAGAAGTGAGCCGGGAGTTGGCAAGACTTCAATCCTGTACGAACTTATGAAAGCAACAGGGATGGATGGCACTCGCGTGGACTGTGCGAACTTAGACATAGGCGATACGGGTATGCCCATCATCGACCATGAGACTATGACCACGCGCTATTACCCCAATGAGATATTCAAGCTGCATCTTAAAAAGCCTGTCATTGTCTGTCTGGATGAGTATCCCAAAGCTTCAGAAGCAGTAAGGAATATGCTTCACCCAACGCTGGAAGTGGATAACCCACGCTTTGCCGATATTCCTGTTGCCAAGGGCACTCTAATCTTCCTCACTGGTAACCTAGCTAGTGACGGGGTTGGTGATGAGCTTGCAGCTCATACGCTTCAACGTGTCGTAGAGATTATCATCAAGAAACCCGATGCGGACGCATGGCTAAAGTGGGCAGGCTCTCTTATCCATCCACTAATCAAAGCATGGGTAGACCAACATCCCTACTGCCTTGACTCATACACTGACGGACTCATTAACGAGTTCAACTTCGACCCATCCAAACCACAAGAAAATGTTGTGTCCGGGCGTACCCTTGAGATTGCCAGCCGCATTATGGGAAAGCGTAAGGCAATCAATAACGAGGATGCGTTCTATGCAGCTTTATGTGGTGCGGTTGGCAAGCCTGCAGGCGAGAGCATCTATGCTTACGTACAGCATCAGGATGAATTGCCTACCTTCCAGTCAATTGTCACCAACCCACAGAGTGCTAAATGCCCTACCACAATGGGAGCCATTGCAGTTCTTATGTATGGGTTAGCAGCCAGAACTAACGTAAATAATCTGGACGCAGTTCTTCAGTACGCTTCACGCTTCGATTCAGAATGGCAGGTGCTCTTAATGGTGAACCTTGCTCAGTCTAAAGAGGGCAAAGACTTTGCGTTTGAGAACAGACAATTTCAGGAATGGCTAGCTGCAAATCAGGACATACTGTAATGAGTACTCTAACCCCCTCAAACAACAGAGCTGTTATACGCAGGCTCCAGCAGATACGGCTTACTGTTATGCGTAGTGATGAGTTTAGATCACTTACGCCACTGATGATGTACGGCAACATAACAGTTACCGATGACATAGAGACTGCTCAAACAGATGGATGTAACGAGTGGTATGGCACCAAGTTCATCGAAGACCATCCAGACAAAGAGGTAGCGTTTGGGGTTGTCCATGAACCTATGCACAAGGCAGGTAGACATTTAACTACCTACCAAAAGCTGTGGGAGATTGACCCAGATTTAGCAGGTCAAGCTTGTGACTACTGGGGCAACAGCAAGATAAAAGCAGCTGACCCGGATGGGAAGATTGTGTCTTTCCCACGCAGACCCGATGGCACAGTGTGGGTGTTGTATAACCCGGAGTTCAATGGCTGGACTATCAAGCGTATATTCTTCCACCTGCTTGAGAAGAAGCAAGCCAACCCGCCACCTACCCAAGGTAATGAGGGAGGGGATGATGGCAACTTCGATACTCACGACTGGGAAGGAGCAGCGGCACGGGGTGATAAGGAATCCCAGCAAATAGAGAAAGACATAAAGGATGCTATTAGGAAAGGAGAGCATATAGCTAGGAAGGCCGGTACTGGTGCTAAATCAGGTGCATTAGGACTGGGTGATCTGGTTACGCCTAAGATAATGTGGACCAAACAGATGGAAATCTTTATGACTTCCAACTGCCGCAAGCGACAACACAGTACACGCAGGAAACCCAACCGCAGATTCCTACACATGGACATTATTATGCCCACGCTGGAAGGCAAAGGAATTAGTGAGGTGGTGTTTGCGCGTGACTCATCCGGCTCTATGCAACACGGGAAGCGACTGGTGCGTGCTACTACTGAAGCCGTCTCACTAGCTAAGACCTTACACATAGACAAGATTCACTTCATTGATTGGGACGGTGAGGTTGCAGGTGGTACGCATACTACTTACAGCAGCTCTACACTGGTTAACGCACCGGAGCTAAAACGCGCTATTGGCGGAGGCGGGACGGACCCTACGTGTGTTGCAAAGTACCTCACAGAGAACCGGATCAAACCCCAGTGTGTGGTGATCTTTACCGATGGTGAGATTGGTTCATGGGGTTCGTGGTCTGTGCCCGTGCTGTGGGTCATTACCAATAACAAACCTATTACTGCCCCAGTGGGGAAAACAATCCAAGTGGAGGACTAGAAATGAAAATGATAATTCAGATATACCACAAGAAATATATTGTCACTACGGATGAGATGGAAACCATCATGGACATTGTGGCTAAGTCCGAATGCTATACGGAGGAATACCATAGGTCAGAGGGTGAGGCAGCAAGCTATTACACCTACCACGTTTGGTGGGATGGTGAAGAGCGTGAACGTTCCATTAATTTTCTTTCAGATGCTACATACCAAGCCTGCAAACTTGTGGGCAAACCAACCAACCACTCATAACATTGTTATACATTGGAGAACGATATGAAGATAGAAAACAGCGGTGTATTAGTAGAATTAACAATATCCACATGGTCTGCTCAAAAGCTTGACCGTAAAGCAACGCACCAAGTCACTGCGAATGCTAACGCTAGCGCTAAGTCCGGTAAGTTCACCAAGGACTTACTGGCTGGTTCGACATACGCAAGTGACATTACTTCCTTTGCCGGTACTACGCGCAACTGGAACATAGCAACTACACTACCGTGGAGTAACAAAGGCCCGCGTTATTGTGCGTCTACTTTATTCCTGTCTTACAAGCAGGAGATCAACTCCCTCAAGGGAGAATTTACGAGACGTATCAAGTTGCTAGAGCAGAACTATGAGAAAGCCAAAATCATTGCACAGCGTGAACTGGGTGCGATGTTTAACCCCAATGACTACCCACCTATTGATGTAGTCCTAGCTAAGTATGGCTGGAGTTTTCAAGTTAGCCCTATACCTCTTAGTGGACACTTTGCAGTGGATATGCCGAAGGAAGACTTAGCGGAGTTCAATGCAAACATTGAGAAGAAAACAAAAGCCGCGATGGAGCACGCAGGCGAGAGGCTGCGTAACACCTGTGCAGATATGAGTAAGAAGCTTGCTACTGGGCAGCGTTTCCACGATAGCTTTATTACCAATCCGCAGGAGCTGTGTACATTCCTTACTCACGTCAACATTACTAACGACCCCGCGCTAGATGACGCAAGGAAGAAGCTGGAACTTAGTCTTACAGGTGTAGACCTTGATGACCTTAAGAAGCATAAGGACGCACGCCAAGACCTCAAGACTAAGATTGATGCAATCTTTGGGGCACCCACTCCTACAGTGAGTGCGACTACGTGTATCAACAATCCACCACCAGATGTAGGTACATTGCAAGACTTGCTTACTGATGCTGAAGTTATGCCAACTCAGCCAGTGCCCCCGGTTGATGCAGTAGATGAGTCTGCAGAATATGTTAGTCCTTTTCAACTAAGTGACTGGTAGGGGGAGCTATGGAAATTTCAGATCGACAAACACGTTGGGATAGACGCAACAAGAATGCGGGTCTTTTGCACCAAGCACTGGAATCTAGACGTGGCGACCCTTCGCGTCAGTTTGTGGTGGAACAGTACCAGAGACGGCACGCGGAGGACGTTCACACAGCGCTTGAGAATGCGGTAGAGCCGGGGCTAGACAAGGTGCAAGACTTCGACCTGCGGTACATCGAGTACACGGATAAGTATAAGCACGACATACTGGGGGTTTCACGTATTGTCTCCGGTTCGGCTCAGGTAGAGCTGGCACACGCAACGCTTACGTTAGCCGCGCAGTTTGAGGAGGTGGAAATAATACGTAGTGTGCTAGAGGCATGGGCAGGGGGTCCACGATGGAAAGCCTACGCAGTGCTGGAAGCTGGGGATTTTACATTCCTAACGGAATGTATAGGAGGGGGGTTAAACCGACCCCCCATTTCTCCTAAATCTGTGCACAAGAGTCATCTACGTACTAAGGCATACGCAAGGTATGCGTCAGCTACACCTAAGCACTACAGGGCGATACCAAAATGGTTACGTTCATCTTTAGGGTTGCTCAAGCTTGTACCTGTTGGTGCGTATGTAGGGAAACGTGGCTTGCACGTAGCAAAGGATTTATTTCTAGTAACGCACCGCATGAGGAAAAAAGGAGAACCACTATGACAATGGTAAAAATAAATTTACGCCTGCGTAAGGATACCTTAGCGTATTTTCAAGAACAGCCAAACCTGAGTAATGCAATACGCAAGGTGTTAGAAGGGCACGTTGCACGAGCGCATGACAATGAGGCGGCTCAAATTATAACTAACCAGCAAAGGTGGCAAGACATTCTTGCCGAGGAGAACGAAGATGATTAAAGGTGCAACTTATGAGGGGATAGATTTGCCCCAAAATTTTTCAGTTAGGTCAGATAGCCAAGGTCTTCGAGAGCTACTTCATCCTTGGAATCACGCCAAGATTATAAAAGTTAAGAGGGAGTATTGTGTGGCTTATGTTTGGAACACAGACAAAGTTCTTTTACAAAGGAAAAGATGTGATCTTCTTGTGCTGACTGTTAAAGATTTTGATGATTATTTCCGCCAAGTTTTTAACTTGGTTTCAATAGATAACCAATCAACCACTAAGGGGAACGAAGATGAGTGAATATAATTTTGAAGTGGGGGATAAAATTGTGGTTACCGATACACCAGACGCTTACGCTTTTGAGGTGGTGTCGGTGAGTAATCGAGGTTATACCCTTGGCTTAAAAGGTGCAGAACGCCTACGTAAGAATGAAATGGTGCAGTACATTGACGCAAGCATTGCTATCAAGCTGGAGGAGAACGAAGATGAGTCTAACTGAAGAACACCCTTTCAAATGGAGAGACATTAAAAAACTAAAGCGGAAAGAAATTTTCCACTTGTTTATCGAGTCAGGCATTACAGGCTGGGACACCGTGGAACAACAGAAAGAAACCCACGCACAAGAACGGGCAAATTCGGATTACCACAGACCCCTTGGCATGTGCTGGGAGTGCGAAGACATTTTTAAGAAACTTAAACGGAGGACAGATGATGATTAAGATACTACTACTGGACAAACATAGGCAGGACCGTGACCCGGTTATGATTGACCTAGACAAGTACCTGCTTACGCAGGAGGAAGACTACATCGACCCACACGAACGAGCACAGGAGATACTTGAGCGTGAGGCCGATGATGCTTGTTCAACATGGAAAGGAAAACTCCCCAACGCATAACAATGTTATGCCCCCCGCAGTATTTTGCCCACCCTTTTGACCCCGCCTAGTGCGGGGTTTTTTTATTCTTTACAAAGTCAAACCAGTAGTTTATGGTTGCATGATGGCTTTAACCCCTGAGAAAAAAGTTAAAAACAAGGTTGTCCAGATTCTTAGAAAGCTGGGTGCATACTATTTTTTCCCGGCTACCTTCGGCATGGGACGTAGTGGAGTGCCAGATGTAATTGTTTGTCACCGGGGGCGTTTCATTGGCGTTGAATGTAAGGCAGGTAAGAATCAACCTACCCCCCTGCAGTTACGTGAGCTAGATGCTATTGAAACAAGCGGGGGTATATCTTTAGTAATCAGAGAAAATAATATGGATGAGCTTACAGATACTTTGGCTAGAGTAATGAGCGAATGAACCAAGGTATAAGACTTTTAATGGCACGCATGGATACGCACCCTGCTGAATTTGAAATAGCCTTTGGCCCTGATGGGTCACCGAAAGTACCTAATAGGTTACATCCCCAGCATGAGCGCTGGCGTTGGGCCATCCGTCTATTAGTTGAGAGAGAACCACCACCGGGGTTGCTCACGGTAGAAGAGGTACGCCTCCTAAGAAAAAAATACTGGGCACTGCAAGATACTGCTTTCTCTAACCATGTTATGAGCTGCCTTATTGACGGCACTGATAGCTAGTGATGATAGTTCCTAGCCTAGCTATTGGAACTACTTTAAATAGTGTAACGACAAATTTAAAAACATTAACATGACTTTACTGTGTATTGATTTTGAAACTTATTACGGCTCTAACTACAGTCTAACCAAATGGACAACTGAAGCGTACATACGTGCACGCAGGTTTCAAGTTATTGGGGTATCCGTACAAGAAGATGACGGGGAACCGCAATGGTTTAGTGGATCCAAAGAACAAACCCGTGTGTTCTTGGAGCAGTATGACTGGACCAATGCAACAGCTATAGCGCATAACGCTATGTTTGATATGGCTATATTAAATTGGGTATTTGATATTGTGCCGCATAAAATTGTAGATACGTTAGCTATGTCAAGGGCACTTCACTCGGTGGAGGTAGGGCATAGTCTGGCAGCTCTATCTGAATACTATAGGCTTGGTGTAAAAGGTACAGAGGTAGAAGATGCTAAAGGTAAAAGGCGTGCAGATTTTTCCCCGGAAGAACTAGCAAGGTACGGGGGATACTGTATTCAAGATACCTCCCTTACGTACAAACTATATCAGAAGCTAGTAGAAAATTTCCCAGATTTTGAATTAGGTTTGATTGATCTTACAACCCGTATGTTTACTGAGCCTAGACTTGTGTTGGACGTAGATATTTTAAAGGCACACTTGCAGGATGTAGAAGAAACTAAAGCAGCACTAATGGAAAAGATAACCCATGATAAGAAGCAGTTAACAAGTAACAACCAATTTGCTGAGCTGCTTACCAGCTATGGCATTGAGCCGCCAACTAAAACAAGCCTGCGTACAGGCAAAGAAACCTTTGCTTTTGCCAAGACAGATGAGGAATTTAAAGCACTGCAGGAGCACCCCAACCCGGAAGTACAAGCATTAGTAGCTGCGCGGCTAGGAGTAAGGTCAACGATTGAAGAGAAGCGAACGCAACGTTTCCTTGATATTGCAGGTAGGGGTACCTTACCTATACCCCTTAGATATTATGCTGCTCACACGGGCAGGTGGGGCGGTTCTGACAAGATTAATATGCAGAACTTACCTCGTGGGTCCAGATTAAAATATGCGCTCTGTGCCCCGGCTGGGTATACCTTTATAGACTGTGACCTGTCACAGATAGAGGCGAGGATGTTAGCGTGGTTAGCGGAGCAAGAGGATTTGCTAGCAGCATTTAGTGACGGAGATGATGTTTATAAGATAATGGCTGCTTCTATCTACGCTAAAGACCCAGCGGAGGTGAGCAAGGAAGAACGTTTCGTGGGCAAACAGACAATCCTCGGATGTGGCTATGGGATGGGGTCGGTCCGTTTTCAGGCCCAGCTCAAGAACTTCGGGGTAGAACTGGATGAAGAAGAATGTAAACGCATAATCCAAGTATACAGATCAACGTATTCAGACATTCCTAACCTGTGGCAGAACGCTGGTAAGGCATTGGATAACATAAAAGGGGATAAAGTTAGCACTTTGGGGTGTAAGGATGTGCTGACAGTGGTAGGTAATAAAGGTATACGGTTGCCTAACGGCTTGCATGTTAAATACCCCAACTTACGAACTGAAGTTGATGAAGATGGTAGTGTTGAAACTGTATACGACTTTAAAGAAGGGCGCTCTGTTAGACCTACGAGAATATATGGTGGAAAAGTGATTGAGAATGTTTGCCAAGCGTTGGCACGCATTGTTATAGGGGAACAACTTCTTAGGGTGGCTCAGAAGTATAAAGTTGTAATGACTGTCCATGATGCTATTGGGTGTATAGTACCTACAGAAGAGGTAGCAGAAGGGATGCGCTACGTGGAGCGATGTATGAAGATACAACCAACATGGGCACCGGATTTACCTTTGGATTGTGAGGGAGGGTTTGGCCTTTCTTACGGTGCTTGTTCAGCAAATCCTGAATCCCCAGCGGGCGGTGGGGTATAACACCCGCAATGTGTAATAGCCACCTTTTGTTACTTTATGCACAGGGAAGTATTCCCCTTGTCATAACGTTCTCCATCGGGCTATGTACGTATCGGGTAAGCCACGCTACGGCTAGTCGTGCCTTCTTGGGCACGCATTTAATACATTTGAGAGGTGTAGTATGAGCACCACAAAAAGTAGACAAGAAGCGCTTTACGAAGTAGTAGATAAAATAATGGCGGAAGAAATATTGCCACGCATAGCAAGGCTTGGGGTAGTAGACCAAGAAGAAAGTTATACACAAGCTATTGCCCTTAGTAATGCGTACATTAATGCAGCGTGTATTTTGATGTGTGAGTTAGGGATAGACAAAACATTTACAAAAACATCAATGGGTGCTGCAGTTGATGCTATCTGGCGGCAACATGAGGTAGTAGAACCTACAACTTCGGTGCGTATACATTGAAAGTTAAAATAGAATTGGACGATACAGATACCGCTGACACCATTGCCTTGGTGGAACGTTTGGTTACGGCACTTGAACGTTTAGTAGAAAGGCTAGAAGTGGAGGAGGACGATGGAGAATGAGATGCGGGTAAAGGAATGCCCATGTGGAGCAGTAGCAGAACAAGTTATAAACACAGAAGAAAAGAAGCGGGTAGGTTGGTATTGTCCAGCGTGCCAACGTTTCGAGAAAGCTATACTAAGAGAGCGAGTTTGGAGGGGAGATGATAACTGAATCACTAGTGTGCATAGCGGTAGCTGTGTACTTTGAAGCTAGGGGTGAACCCAGTGAAGGGCAGTTAGCTGTAGCTCAGGTAGTACGGAATCGCATAGAGAGCAATGAGTACCCAGATGAAGCGTGCGAAGTTGTTAAGCAGGGGTATTACTGGGCAGGGAATCCAATAAGAGATAGGTGCCAGTTTAGTTTCTGGTGTGATGGTAAGTCGGATAACCCTAGAAACAGGCAGTTGTTTTACAACTCCTTGTACATTGCATGGCTAAGCGGGAAGCAACCTGATACTACAGAAGGTGCAACCCATTACCATAGCACCAAGGTGTACCCTGAGTGGGCATACACCGGCACGATTACCACAAAGATACACCACCATGTTTTTTACAGGGGAGTGCGATGACTACAGCTTGGTCATACAGTAGCTTAAATACATTTAAACAGTGTCCCAAGAAGTACTACCACTTGAGGGTAGCTAGAGATTTTAAAGACACTGGTAGCGCTGCTATGTTGTATGGTAATGCAGTACACAAAGCCGCTGAACTCTACATAAAAGAAGGAACTCCGCTCCCCGCTAAATTTAATTTTGTAGAAGACAGTTTATACGTGCTCCAAGGTATTGAGGGGGAGAAGCATTGCGAGATAAGGTTTGGTCTTGCCAAGCACAAAGGTGATTATTACCCCACTGGGTTCTTTGCTAAGGACGTGTGGTGGAGGGGCATAGCTGATTTGTTAATAATTGATGGAGAAAAAGCTTACCTTGTAGATTACAAGACCGGGAAGAACGCCAAGTATGCAGATACTAAGCAATTAGATTTACTGGCTGGTGCAACCTTTACGTACTACCCCCAAGTAAAAACTATTAAGTCTGCCTTAGCCTATGTAGTAAGCAATGAGTTTATACATAAAGAACACACGGCAGACATGCGGGATTCTTACCTTGCAGTGTTTGATGATGAACTTGAACGTCTAGCAACCGCAGAAGAAACAGAGGTATGGAATGCAGTGGATGGACCGCTGTGTGCGTACTGTCCGGTTACTAGCTGTGAACACAACAGGAAATGATTATGAAAAAGAAACCTAGAGATTACAAAAAAGAATATGCTAACTACCAAGGCACAGCAGAGCAAAAGAAAAATAGAGCTGTGCGTAACGCTGCACGCAACACGATGAAAGCCAAAGGTGTGGTGTCTACGGGTGATGGCAAGCACGTTAACCACAAGACTCCTATCTCGAAGGGAGGGGGTAACGCGCCGGGTAACCTGTCGGTTAAGAAAGAAAGCACTAACTCCTCCTACCCACGTACGCGCACTGGAGCCATGAAGACCACTAGACGTGGTAGCCAAGTTAGAGGACGGAAAAGATAAGATGTTTGAACACTTGGAGTGCGCTAACGACGAAAATGTACAGTACACCTACGAAGAGATTGTTGAAGAAGCAAACAAAGATAGGCGGTGTTTAGGTCAACCGGATACGCCGTTCGTACCAAGGTGTACTTATAAGAACGACTTTGGCAGCGTTCCCGGTATAAGACTACTTAATTATCATTTCGTGAAAAAATTTAATTGCAGCTACAGTGACCCAAACTTACCTGTAGTAATGAAAGGTGCATGGGAAGTCATTGCTGCTAAATACCACTCCCAAAAAGCGTTTAATGAGGTAGTAAGGGACAGGTTTTTACGTTTCTACAAAGCTACTATTTTAAGCCCCCAAGACGCTGAAAAATGGAAAGAAAAAATAGATACTTTAATGCACAAAGACGTTCACAAAAGGTATTTATACAGACGGACAAACAGCGAGGGAAGACGTATCCCTACGAGTTATTTATACTCACATAGAGATAAGAGTGTATGGGTGTTTGGCATTAAACATTATTACCTAGACCAAGAAAAATTAGCATTAATTAAAGCAATTTACAGGCACGTTAGAAAACTTACGACATTAACTAACCCAAATGAGGAGAAAGACAAATGGCAGCGATTAATACAACAGGTGATTTAAGAAAGTTTCTTTGCAACTCTATTAACTCAGTAGCCAATGGCACGATGGACATAGCTAAAGCCCGCGAAGTTACTAAACTTGCAGGGCAAGTAAATGAGTCGTTTTACTCTGAGGTTAAAGTGGCTAGATTGCAGATAGATTTAAAAGAAGAATCAGATAAGTTAGGTTCGTTGCCTGTAGCTGGTAGATAACTTATGCAAGTAGTAGCCAACAAAGCCATTTTATTAAGAACCAAACGCCCCCATCTTATTACTGAGAGTATAAAAAAATCTCAAGTACTGTACGAAGAGGAAGGTATCTTTAGAGTAATGGTGCATTGGGGGCTACAAGAGGCGCAAGCATTAGCCTGTTTAAAAGTTAAAGACGTTCCTTCCCCTATACAACGAGACTACACATGGGTAGGCAAGCATACACCGTTTAAACATCAACGGGTTACATCCAGTTTCCTTACCCTCCATAAGAAAGCCTTTTGTTTTAACGAGCAGGGCACAGGCAAGACAGCTTCTGTTATATGGGCAGCAGATTATCTAATGAAACGCGGGGATATAAAGCGCGTCTTAGTTATATCTCCTTTATCTATTATGAAGTCTGCGTGGCAGCAAGACTTGTTTAAGTTTGCCATGCACCGTTCTTGTTCAGTGGCTCACGGTACAGCAGCTCAGCGCCGCAAGATCATTAATGCTGGTTCAGAGTTTGTCATTATAAACTTTGATGGGGTGGGTGTAGTTAAAGATGAAATTATAAACGGTGGCTTTGACATGGTTGTAGTTGATGAAGCCAACGCTTACAAAAACGCTCAGACTAACCGATGGAAAATCCTCCGCGACATAGCAAAAACAGTGCCGTGGCTGTGGATGATGACGGGCACACCTGCCGCACAATCTCCAATGGATGCACATGGGTTAGCTAAGTTAGTAAACCCTGCAGGCATACCCAAATACTTCGGGCAGTTTAGAGATATGGTGATGCACAAGGTCAGCCTTTATGTATGGCGACCCAAACCTAACGCCGACAGTATAGTTCATAAAATGCTGCAACCGGCCATTCGATTTGAACGGGATCAATGCCTTGATTTACCTCCGGTGACGTACGTAGAACGGGATGCTCCTCTCACTAAACAGCAAATGGTTTACTATAAATTACTTAAAGATCGCATGACGATGGCAGCAGATGGGGAATCAGTTACCTCTGTTAACGCAGCTACTAACCTTAATAAACTTCTACAAATATCAGGTGGCGCGGTGTACTCAGATGACCACGAGGTAATACAGTTTGATGTTAGTAGTCGTTTAAAAGTGGTCAAAGAAGTCATTGAAGAAGCTTCACATAAGGTGTTGGTTTTTGTGCCCTTCACTCATACTATTGAATTACTTAACGAATTTCTTACCAAGAACAATGTTAAATGTGAAGTTATAGCGGGGAAAGTTTCGGTAAACAAACGAACAGAAATAATAAAAAATTTCCAAGAAAAGACTGACCCTCATGTTCTTATAATTCAACCCCAAGCTGCATCTCATGGGCTTACCTTGACAGCTGCAAACACCATAATATGGTACGCCCCTGTTACAAGTGTTGAAACATATCTACAGGCCAATGCGCGGATTAATCGCCCCGGCCAATACAACCCAATGACTGTGGTGCACATACAGGGAAGCGGAGTAGAAGATAGGTTATACCAAATGCTCAGAAGCAATATTGCAAACCACACTAAAATAATTGATTTGTACAGGCAGGAGTTAGATGCTTGACATTGTAAAACACAGTGCTAAACTTATGCTCCCTGTTTAGGAGCCGCTATGAATATTACCGCAGATAAGCTAGCCGCCATTTATCTAAAAATGCGTCAGGCTATACAAGATAAAGAAGACGAAGTTAAAAAGATTAAAGCAGAGCAAGAAGTTATAACTGAACACCTACTTGAACTGTGTGACAAACAAAATACAGATGGTTTAACCACTCCTTCTGGCACTATATCTCGTAGAGTCCTGTCTAAATTTTGGACAACTGACTGGGAACGAATGTACGAATTTATTAAAGAACACAACGCTACGCATTTACTGGAAAAAAGGATTCATAACGGCAACATGAAAGAGTTCCTCGCTGAAAACCCTGATCTATGTCCCACTGGTTTACAGTCAAATCGTAGCTACTCAATTTCTGTACGTAAGCCAAGGGCCAAAAGTTAAATGGATCAACTGGAAGTACAAGATGGGGTTTTCAAACACCCCGATGTTTTACCCCCACTAAAAATGCTAGAGGCGGTTATAACAAATGTAGGTACTCTTTCAAGGAGTTACGCAGGCTCTAACGGTGTGTCCTTATGCTGGTCCGTTGATAATAAATTTCCATCAGAAGAAGTACCAACTGATACGAAGCAAGCTGCACGGTGTTTAGATTGTAAGCAAAGTATCAAACAACATGGGGGTTTCAAAGGTACACCCTGTAAGTTTTTTACAGTTGTCCGATTATTTTTACCTGCTACAGAAACTGTATGTCTTTTACGGCTGGGGGCAGTGAGTTTGTTTTCCCGACACCCAGTTTATCTTTCTTTATTTAAGTATCACGATTACTTAAAAACTAATGGTGAAGAATTAGAAGATATTTTAACCAACATATATCTTGGTGATGATGACGGGGTAACCAAAATATATTTTAAACCGGTTCGACCTTTAACTAAGGCAGAACTTCTTGACATAAGGCAGTTAAATCTAGCTGCTTTAGGAAATCACAACCCGTTCCACTTAACCATAGAGGAAAACTTTATGAGCGATTCAGACACTAAGTACCATGTAATTAATAACGTTGCAGCTTTTTACCCACGCCTAGATAAACCTTACTTTTATGATAAGACCGCTAATAATGGTAAAGGTAAAAGCGTACCGTGTGACGCAACCACACCCAATGCTTGTTTTGAAACTTCTTTTTTGATGGATGAGAAACAGGCAGCAGCTTTGTATAGTGCAATGCAGAAAGCTTACACTAATTCCCCTCACCGGGATGACTCATGGGCTGACAAGCTACCACAGCCTTTTAACATGCATGAGGAACAGTTTGTAGGTAAAGCTAAGCTAAAAGCAATGTACAAAAACGAAGTAACTAACGCACCTGCACAATTTGACGCTTCTAACACGCGCTTACCTGATGACTTTATGCTTACTACAGGCAGCATGATAAATTTGTTTGTTGAGTTCGTGCCTTATAATATAAATGGCACTGGTGTATCTATGCGTTTAAAAGGTGTGCAAGTTTTAAAATACATCCCTTACACTCCTCTCTCACCATTTCAGGCGCAAGAAGGTTTCGTAAATGGTGCAGCTCAGCAAACGGAACCAGAAGCGGAACCAGAACCTGAAGCTATGTTTGCACCCGTCTCCACTGCTGTTGCCCCTCCTGAAGAAGACATCCCTGATGCAGTACCGGAACCAGTGAAGCGCACTAGTAAAAAAGTAAAGCCGCTAAAAAAAGAAACGGACTTAGCCTCAGTTATTGATAAATGGGCAGCGGACGGCAGCTAATGAGCTACGGTTATTCAACACGAGTAAGTAACCTCAACAAGCAAGCAAACAGAACCTCACTGGGTGTCAAATTAGGCAGAGTCTGTATTAAGCAAGACATCTCTGTAGCCGAAGTTGCCACTCAGCTGGGGGTCAGTAGGCAGACAGTCTACAACTGGTTTGTAGGTACTCATGTGCCACATACCGATTTAGATAGTGCTATTAGAAGTCTACTTACGTCTTACAAATAGTCTTAGTTTTTATTTTTAACCAAGGAGACTTGGGGGGTTTTGTCCCCCTGAAAATAATAATATGGATAGTATTGGCCTCATACAGCACGTTGTACCACCCGCTAGGTGGTACTGTGCAGTGGGGATTAATCCGCGTGTAGATAACGACCTTAAGCAAGAAATGACAGACAGCCTAGAAGGGCTGCGTAATATATTTGAAAAGTATACTGCAGAAAATAGGAATGTTTATTTTGCCCTTGCGGGTTTTAAATCTGCAGAAGGTAAAAGACGAGCTACAAATGTTGAAACACTTAAAGCATTATGGCTAGACATTGATTGCGGCCCGGATAAACCCACACAAATTGAACCAAGTACTGGTCTACCTAAAGGCTACGCTACGCAGGCTGAAGGTTTAGCAGAATTAAAAAAGTTCCAAGACATATTAGATTTTCCTGATCCTACCATTGTTAACTCAGGCAACGGCTGGCATGTCTATTGGGCCTTTACAAAAGAAGTTTCTGCAGCAGCATGGAAACCTGTGGCTGCACGGCTTAAAGAAGTATGCGTAAAGCAGAAATTTTTAGCTGACCCGCGTGTATTTGATGTGTCTCGCATACTGCGTGTGCCGGGTACATTAAACCTTAAACACAACCCACCTAGCTCTGTAGTTGTGGAGGAAGTACATCCCCCTAGCGAGTTTGAGGAATTACAAGAGCTTCTGGGTATTGAAGCAGGTGTAGAAGAGGTAGATATAGATTCTTCTACCCCACCCTTGCTTCCTAACAACCTGTCTCAAAACTACGCTAAAAGTTTTGATAGATTAATGATGCGCCCTGATGGGTGTTTGCAGCTGTGGGACTGCTACGAAAATAGAGCTACTTTGTCTGAACCACGTTGGTGGGATGCACTGTCCATAGCTCAGCATTGTGATGACCGGGATACGGCTATCCAAAAAATATCTAAAGGGCATCCAGACTACAGCCACCAAGCAGTGGTAAAAAAAGCTAGTTCAATTGAGTGGCCTCATTCCTGTGCACAGTTTGCTACCAACAACCCTACGGGCTGTAAGAATTGTGTCCACCAAGGGGTGATAAAGAATCCCATTGTTTTAGCGATGGATGTAAAAGAAGATGAAATACGGGAGATTGAAATTCCTCAACCCGAAGGGAAACCTATCCCTTTTCAAATACCTGCTTACCCTCCGGGCTACATTCGGGGTAAACCCAGTGGTGGTATTTACAAGGTCAACACAGGGGAACAATCCGGTCCTCCTAAGTTAGTCTATGCCTATGATTTCTATGTAGTAAAACGGATGCATGACCCTGAGCTTGGTCTGGTAGCTGTGTTCCATCTTATAACACCACAGGATGGGCTACGGGAATTTGTCATACCTAATAACAAACTTACAGATATGCAGTCTGTACGTAGGGAGATTTCTACGTACGGGGTGTTAACTAACCCTAATGGCTATGTGCTCCTTACCGAATTCATCATAGCTTCCCTTATACATTTACAAAACAGTGTCAGGTACGAAACTATGCGCGTGCAATTTGGATGGGCTGATAATTACAGAAAGTTTATTGTAGGAGAAAGAGAGATTACAGCGGATGGGGTGTACCATTCTCCCGCCTCTAGCGTCACCGAGGAACTTGTTCCACATTTTGAACCCTGTGGTTCTTTGGAGAAATGGAGCGAAGTATTTAACTTGTACAACAGAGAAGGCATGGAAGTGCAAGCGTTTGCCGCACTCACCGGCTTTGGCGCACCATTGCTATCGTTTACAGGGCAGCAAGGTGCGCTTATAAATTTGATACACAGTAAATCAGGGGCAGGTAAAACAACGGTACTGAGGGTAGCCAATAGCGTGTGCGGGCATCCAAAAGGTTTGTTGGGTACACCCAATGATACTGCGCCAGCAAAGATAACCAAGTTGGGGCTGCTAAATAGTATGGTAAATACTATGGATGAAATGACTAATCTACCTGCTAAAGCTATTTCTAACTTCGCTTATGCCGTGTCGCAAGGCCAAGGTAATGACAAAGCTGACCCGAAAGAAAACAAACTTCGGAGAAACAGTACTAGCTGGCGCACCATTTGCCTAACCTCTTCCAATGCTTCTTTTTACCAGAAGTTAGGCACTCTTAAGGACAACCCAGATGGTGAGCTTATGCGGATACTGGAATTCCATGTGAACTATGTTAACGCAGAGATTATTACTACAGAAGAAGCTAAAGAAATGTTTGACCACCAGCTAACAGAAAATTATGGGCACGCCATTGTTCCTTTTATGCACTACGTGATACCTAATTTAGAGGAAACAAAAAAGTTAGTACGAGCAACACAAAATAAGATAGACACTGAACTGCGTCTTACTGGACGTGAACGCAATTGGTCAGCAGTTATTTCCGCTAATTTTGCCGCAGGTGTTATAGCTAATGCTTTGGGGCTTATAGATTTTGATATGGAGCGTATTTATAAAGTAGTTGCCCCGTTGCTGTTGGACATGAAACAAGAAACTACGGTCCCCTTGGGTGTACCGTCAGCAGTTATTGGTGATTTTATTATTAGGCACATTGATAATATTTTGGTAGCAACTGGTGAAGCTGATGGCAGATATTCCAAGGCTATTGCTCCCGATATGTTACCCCGTGGGGAACTTGTTATACGTTTTGAGACAGATACAAAACGTATGTTTATTCCTGTACGCAAACTTAGAGAGGACTGTATGAACTCTCAAACGGACTATAAGACTCTTATTAAAGAACTAACAGCTACAGGTGCCTGTGTAGGGACGGATGGGAAACGATTGTCTAAGGGCATGAAAATAACATCACCAAGTGTGCGGTGTGTTGAATTTGATACTTCCCACCCTGACTTTTTTGACATGGATGCCTTTGTAGCGCGGGAGGAAAAAGAGAATACAGATGGACGTAGAGAAGATAACGTACCAGATAAATTGGAAGAAGTTTAAACCGGGCTTTTCTTTTTTTGTCCCGGCACTAGAACCTATTAAAGCGCGGCATATAGTTTTAGCAGAGGCTAAGCGCTTAAGGTATAACGTAACTTCTAAAATCACTATAGAAGATGGGGTGCGCGGTGTACGGGTATGGCGAGTGGCGTAGTTAATCTGGCGGGTTGGCCTGTCGCCCTCGTTCAAACTCTAAAAGCACATCTAACTCAGCAGACGCATCACCTCGGTCCATTAACTCAAATAAACTTGTCTCTGTATCGGCATCCATATTTATCAACCCTCGGTTAATGTCAAAGGCATCTGTAGTCCCTCGATCAATAACTTCGTCTATGGATTGATCTGTTATCTCATGTGCCGGGTACATCATGTTAAATTGAAGTACACTTGCACGAGCGTCAGTTTCTTTCATTCGTGCAGCTTCTACTTTTAGTTCTGCTTTTTCTGACTCTGCTACATTCAACTCCAGCAATGACTCGTTTTGTTTTTTCAAAGCCACTACTAACTGTATTCCGGCTTCCTTCATATCTGCAAGTCTTTCAGTTCGTTCTTCTCCTATAGCTAGCTGCATGGAGTTGTACTGATACTCACGGTCCCGCACACTTGCTTGCTCTGCACTGGAGAAACCTATCCCCTGTGCCATTACCCTATTCCATGTCCAGAATGCTGGCCCATAGCCATCTCGTGCTATGAACTCCTGTTTGGGTATCCACCCCTTTGTGTTCAGTTCATACGCTCTCAGCGGAGCACGTATATTACCCGGTACTAATTTTTGCATCCCGCTAAGCGTTTCCCCATCGTTTACCGCCGCTGCTCCTTCCATAACACTTACCCCAAGAGCAGCGAATGGCCCACCTGCAGTAAAGAGGGCACCTTCCACTAAAGCTTGGGGGGTGTCTGCATTTAGGTCATCCCTAAATAATAGTTTAGCTAGAGAAACCCTTGGCGAAATGTTTAAGTCAGTAAGGGCAGAGATTGGCCCTACCTCAATTGACCTTGCTAAAAGGTCAGCTTGGGGTTCAGTTAAATTAAGAGAGGCTGCTAAATTACTTTCATAACCAAAGTACTCAGGAATAAAATAGTGCCGGAACCAAAACTCTAAATCTACCATGCTAAAAGGGTTGGAATAATCCGACTCTACACCTCTGTACCACATATCTTTTTCTTCTTCGTCTGCCTCTTCAAAATCAGGACGCGCTTCATCTCTTAACCAAGTTACGAATGACATAATACCCGGAAAACTTATTAACCCAAGCCCCATCCCTGTTACTCCAGCGTACAAAAAAGTCCTACCTAAAATACCAAAAAGTAGTTTAGCCGCATCAACTCTGGTACGGCCATTAGGCATCCCCATTACCACACCAATTGATAATCTGGTAAGTAGGTTTATCATTGCAAAAGGATAGGTAAGAAATTGCGTAGGAATCCTCCACGTTTTCATATAAGGGGGTTTACCATACGAGCTATAATCAAACAAAGCTTCCATCATTAGATCGTAGGCTTGTCGTTTCGCTGCTTCCGCCGCTGCTTCCGGTGCCATCCCGTCCTTCTTAAATTTTGCAAAAGATAATTCAAACGCAGACATAAACATTATTTCACGAGTTATACGCTCTGAGTGGTGGAACAATGCCGAAGATAAGTCTAAAAACCCGGACAGAGTTTTCTTAAGATACCGCCCTGCTTTTTCTTTCCCCGTACGGTCATTACGTACTGCTTCCGCAATAGAATTTTTGCCACGCTGGGTGAGGTCTGCGGCATAAGTTTGATTGAACGCATCCAAGTTATCCGCATAGTCATACGCTTGTTCCATAAATTCTTTGTCTGAATGTTCAGCAAAGTATTTGCTTTTACGCATACTAGGCTCACCCGTTTCCAAACCAAATTTGTTGGTAAACAAAGTAGCAGTGTAACGAGCCGCCATTAGACGGGATTTGGTAGACCCAAACTTCATTGATAATAGAGATAATCC